GGAAGCGAACGTCTGCAATAATTGCCAGTCCTGATTGTTCTTGTTGTATTTTATTTATACAGGATTTTACCCAGACTGGTTCATACATTTTACGCATGACATCAGTCCCAAGAAATTGCATAAACTCGCGTGCAGTCATTGGACCTTCTCTTAATTGAATATTAAATTGTTCTGGATGCTGAGTATACCCAGCAGCGTTGACTAAAAAATGAACTGTGCTTTTTTCAACACCACCTTGCCTCATTGACCATTCAGTTGGAGTCATCACTCCCGGCATATTTTCCCACAACAAATGCTCTTGCACCTGATTCTTCTGCTTGTCTGTACCATAAACACATTCTTGAGGAATATCAAATAACTCTACACAAAGGTATTTTAGCTCGTCTGCAAAGCTATAGAGTTTTACATGCGGCCACATATTATAGTGTGCATACTCAACGAAATCTGGATCTTTTCTGTCTATTGCAAATTCACCCCACCCTTCTTGCTGATTTGAATCTTTTGTTTTTACTATTAGCTTACCATTTTTATTCACTTTCCAGTCTAAAATTAATCCCTGCTGTTCTAAAACTATGCCATGAAATATATTAGCTACAGTATTTTTACCAGCCTGTTTCCTACCTGAAAATCCCAATATCATTAATATAATCCTCCAACTTGTGGTAAAATATGTTTTTGTATCTTCTTGACAGATGTGTCACCTATGTCTTTGTCTGTCATCTTTGGATAACACATGTAAAATAGTCTACTCATTTCTCTTTGTATTTTCATTCTTCCTTCTCTCCCAGCCTGATCCATATCCAACAGAACAACTAGGTTTGTTATTCCCGAATTAATAATCAAAGACTTTTGTTGTTGTGATAGTTCTTTACCGAACATTCCCACACAATTTTTTACTCCCGCCTCATACATTCTCCAAACATCTCCTTGACCCTCAACTAAAAATAAAGCGTTTTTCTCTCTACCAACTCTAACTCCTTCGTCAAAGTTGTATAAATAGTTTGTTTTCTTAAAACCTGTTGAAAATATGTATTTAGGTTGTATAAAGTTTTTAGTTGCTCTCGCAATATATCCAACTTCTTTGTCTTCATGGCGAACCGGAATTATCGCCCTGTTCCACATCGTTGAAGTTTTATCTATACAGTCTTTTATGTCAAAATGATCTAATGTCTCAGGCAGAAACCCTCGTTTTTCAAAGTAAAATGAATTATTTAAAGTTTCAACGTCGCGCACATAATCGTGATTGTCGTGTACTTTTCTTATTTTATTGCCGAAAATCTCTACCATTTCTTCTAGATCTGTTTTTTCTACTTTATGTTGGTAAGTTTTCGTCGGGTCTTGTTGACAAGTACCGACATCATATAAATTACAAATTGTTTTAAGAGCATCACCAAATGTATGATCGTCTCCTAAACACCCCCTAACAAAACCAAAGATATCACTACCAAATGTTTCATGACAGTTATGAGTCCAGCATCTCCAATTTTTATGAATTAGAGATATAGACAAACCGCTAGGATTATCACCTCCATGTATTGGACACTGCATGAAAACATTGTTGTTTTTTAATTCCCAGTCGAGATCTAGACCCTCTAGAAGCAAAGCTAAATCTTTAAAGATTATTTGTTTCACTTTCTTCAAATCTAGGTTATTTTTAGTTTGACTCATTTTTACCCCTGAAAAGCTTCTGGATAATAACCCTTAAATCTTTCTTCTTGTAGGTCAAAAAATAATGTTTCACCCTCTTGTTTTGACAAAATATACTCAGATTGAGTCGTAAAACCGTGAGTATTATAAACCTTAGTTATTCTAAATGTTTCACAGTATTTCGGCAGTGGTTGACTTTCTCCATCGGCGGGACCGCCCTGAAACTTTGCTGTATATTTACTCATTGTTTTCCTCGTCTTCTTCAAATGGTAGTTCAGATCCCTCAAATCCTTCACCGCCTCCTGCCTGTAATGCGTCTCTGGTAATCATTTCAATAAGTTTTGCATTTTCTCCTATCATTCTAAAGTTAATATAGTTACCGCCATGAAGTCCTGGCCCATGCCTAGCCTTTAAATTGATGACCTTGTGTGTACCCGCTCTTGGGCCGTCCTCTGCGAGTTCCTCTGCCGACTTTTCTTTAAGGTACGACAAGGATGTCACAAGCCAAACAATCCTGTCAGAACCGCTCATAGAGCCTGTGTCCTCTCTCGTAATACCATCTCTATTTAATTGACACAGCGCTTGACAAGCGATATCTAATCTAACTGTCAGGTTGTGCAAATCCATAATTTGAAAACCTAACGCTTGAAATTCTGCAACAGAGTTAGATATTCCAGAAGATGCCATGAGTTTTAGATAATCATAAATTACTAAACACTCATTTGTTCTACCTTCCTCGTCCGTTCCAACGTCTCTCATTACCCATCTTTTTATATGGTTTAATATATTTTCAAATGGCGCACCAGCAACGCACACGTATGTGTAAGGTATGTCTTTTATTTCTTCGACCGCTTTATTTACAGCCATATATTTTTCTTCATCGTTAACAAATTGACCTGTAGAAATTTCATTGATTGGCACACCACTAATGTTAGATAAAATTCTATTTAGATGATCTTCCTTGCTCATCTCAGTATCAAGCATCAAAACTGGAATACCTTTCCTAGCATTGTGTAAAGCTACGTTATCTCCCCAAACAGATTTACCAACCCCAGGTCTTGCCGCCACCATGTCTACACACTTTCTTCGTAATCCACCACCAATTACAGCATCATATCTAGGAAAACCAGTTGACAATCCAATTTGATCGCATTGGTTTTCTAGTAAAAACTCTATGTATTCTTCAATGTTTTCACAAAGTAGTTCTTGTTTTTCCCTTGTGTCTTCTTCTCTTAAAAATTCCATCACTGGATTTTCTAGCATTCCAACAATGGTATCTATATCTTCATCACCATTGATTTCTGAAACATTTTTACCTATAGAATCGGCAAGTTTTTTAATCTGTCTAGCAAATTCAAATTTCTTTACCTCTGCTGCAAAATGAATTACGTTTTCCTTGTTTACAGGAAACTCCATTAAGCTTTTTATATATTGTAACTCTTGCTTGGTTTGAATCGTTTCAGAAAACCCAAGCTGATCCGCCGCAGAAAGTAGGCTTGGTAAATCTACAGTGGCATCTCTTGTTACAATTTTTTCTACACATTTGTATATTAATTGATTGTTCTGACTGTAAAAGCTATTACTATCAATTATGTCAGATACTTCAACATATGACTCTAGACCGTAAGCGAAAAGACCAGCAAGAACCGCTGTCTCTGCGCCAGGGTCAGACAGATTTTTCTTCATTACTTACTCCCACACCTATTGCAGCGATGGTATTCGCCGTAAACTAGGTTTGGATTTTCCATGAAAGATCTACCGCAAACGGAACATTCTAGTTGTATTTTTTTAGTTTTACCTCTAGATCTTGTAGCTCTTTTTCTAGAGCTTGACCATTCTTCTTCTCCATTTGGAATTTGAAATTCGCCGTCATCAAACCACTTGTTCTTCTTAGCCCTCACTGCTTGTCTCCCATTTTCAATCGCCTCTTTGGTTTTAGTAGTAGTGAAATCATTACTTCTGCGTGAAGTTTCTTTTTTTGGTGTTTTAAGCCTTTCTTCTTTAGGGGGTGTGTCATCTTCTTTGACTTCAACTCCCATTTCATTTCCAATAGTTTTAAATACTTTTTGAAATTGTGCGCGTTGTTCGTCGCTCAACGATTCGATAAAATTGACCATATCCTCTGGGTTCATTTTCTTTTACCTTTCTCTGTTAACAGTTCAGCTTTTTTACGGAGATTAAATTCTCTTGTTTTAATTTTTTCAAGTCTTCCTTGAGCAGTTAGTTTCCATTCATTGATTTTATGTGCTAAGTCGTCGTTTCTAAGAATGGTTGCAACTTTAGTTTCATGTTTTGCGTATGTGTCCCATACGCCGCTAGACAACATTTCTGATATAATACTCTGTAATGAGTTTTCACACCAACGAATTACATTCTCACAATCTGCTCTTTCACTAGCTATGCAGTCTGCATACTGGTATAATTGATAAGCGTAAGAAAAGCATTCTTCTTGTGTCAGTTTTGATAAGTCATTAATAGATAAAGTTTCTGCAATAGCAAAATCTGTATTAAACTGAGTTGGTGATAAATTCTTCGCGGTAATATATCTTTCAATGCCATCTAAAAATTCTTTTAGTCTATCAGCGGCTGTCAATTTGTTTTCTCCAATCTTCAACTGTGTCAGAATATTTTAATATTATCAAGTTTATTTCGTTCTTCTCGCACCATTCTTCTTTTATACTATCTCTTTTCAGAGAAGTCAAGAATCCTGCCTTTGTTTTATGAAAAAACTTACAGTATTCATAGTGTTGTTTTCCATGAACTTCAACTGCTAAATCTATCTGAGGTATAAAAAAATCTAAGAATAATGTTGATTTTTTACTAGGGCATCTTGAGCCAGGAAGCTTTACTTCTTCTAGTACGGGATACACGAACATATCATTAAGAAGCTCTCTAGCTAGTATATGATAGCGAGATTTCTTCTTTGTGTCATTGTTTTTTATGATATATTTCTTAATATCTAGAATATATTCTTTATTGTTCAGTCCAACAACTTTCATAGGACATTCTTTATTTCGTTATATAGAAACTTTTGAATTTTTTCATTACTGTCAATGAAATTACTTAATTTTGCCATCCCTTGAAACTTAAAAAACTTTTCTATTTCTTCTAGGTTGTCTTCGTTTACATCGTTTTTCTTTAGTATAGATTTAATATCTGGATCTGTTCTGTTTTCAATAGCACAAGTTATTGTATACCAAGCGCCACCCTTTTTAATAAACATGAGTTCATTTGCAATCTCGCAAAGTTCTCTTGTCTCATCTATGCCCACCCCATATTTAATATATGATACAGCAGTAGAATTAGGCTTACCTCCCGCAGCAGAAGTTTTGACAGTCCAGTTGGCTACCTGACCAACATCTTGACCATTTTCGTCTGTTTCGTCCCATTTTCCTCTGTGGGTAATGACCATATTCGTTCCCGCTTGAAATTGAATCATATTTCCTCCATCGGCCATTTTTGAAGGTGCCCATCGAGAACCCCCAGTATTAGCAATATTATGAAGTATGCAGACCAACATCGCTTTGGTTCTAGATACGTCATTTGCAATCCTTTTGAAAAACATAGAATTTAAGCGAGGTAATTGGTTTCTAACTCCCGTTCTAATTTCTCCATCTAACTCGTCTTGAGGAACCATGCTAGATACAGAATCTACAATGCCAAAAAAGTTAGGTGTGTTTTTAATATATGTTTCTAGAACATTAAGAAAAGTTTCTGCCGAAACTACCGGTTGAGCATCTGTAGCCTGTACGATTTTAATTTTTTCTACATCTAATCCTTTAATGCCTCTAAAGTTCTCTTTCGTTAGTCTACCCTCTGTGTTAAAATAAACAACAGTCTTTCCTTCTGCTTGAGCCTTAGCCGCAGAATACAATGCTGTAGTTGTTTTTCCAGTCTTAGGATCACCACTCATAATAGTAACACTACCTTCTCTTAATCCACCACCTAATGCCAAGTCTAATGCTGGAGAAATAGATAGTGTATTATAATTTTCTAAGTCTTGGAGGACTTTCGTTCCTTCTTCTACAATGTCACCATACTTACTAATTATTTGATTGCTAACTATGTCATCTTGAAACTTAGCCTTCGCTTTCTTTTTTGCCATTTATTCCTCGTAATTTGTTAAGTTTAGATTTTTTACCATATGACCCCTTTCTGACTTTAGGATCTTTTACTATGTCTAAAGATTGCTTTTGTTTATCTTCTTCTAAAAGACTGGCTTGCCTCTTTATCTCTGGCAAAACTTTTCTATGCTTTAGAGAAAATATTTTAGAAAGACACTGCGAGTTTACCGCTCTTACCACAGCAATCTCGCCGTATTCTTTTATATAGATATTAGCAGTAAACATTTGTTTCTTAAAAGTCCAGTTCCAAGGTTTGTTGTTCCAAAACTTGTAACTTAGATTTCCTTCATTCTTATGTTCTGCTAATCTTAGACACATCATTTCTGCTATATAAGCAGCGCAAGTACAGTACTCACCTGTGGTTTTATGTTTATACTTGCTTTTCTCTGTTCTTTTTCGTTTCGTCATACAATATTGCTTCTTCAAAACAGTTCTCAACTAGGTCTTGGTATTCATTTTCAACTATCAATTCTGGAGTCAAAAACATTTTTTTATGAACTACTCCATCTTTTATTCTACCTATGGTGATGTAATTCTTCGTCTTTTGTCCCATCTTTCCCATTGCAGATCTTATAATATAAAGCCCTTCATCGTCTTTGTCAATATCTATAGGAACTTCATGCGACCTAAATTGCAAAGTAAGTTCTTTTGGAAAGAGATGCTCTTTTTGGCATCTCTCTTTTACTCCCATCCACTCATCAAAGTTTTCACAGTTAAATTCTTCACCGTTACAAAGCGTACAACGAATCCAAACTGCCTGTTTATTCTTTCTTAGTCTTTCTATAAAATCTTTTTTGCTCATCTTATCTCTACTGTGCAGCTTGGTCTTTTCTTTTCACCTCTATTTGGGTTAGACCTAAATTCATCCGAAAGAACAGATCCATTCTCTGTCATTACCGTAGAGCCACGACCATTACTAACAATTTGTTCTGCTATTTGAGTTGGCTGTTTTTTTACTGAGGTCTTGGTCGCACACTTTAAAGTGTATGCTTTAACTACGCTTTTTGCTCTATCTAGATCTTTTGAAATTTGATCTAAAGAAAGTTCCTGAAAATTGTTTTCAATATAAAACTTCTCTATCTTGCTTAATGGTCCTGGTTTAGTCATTTATAAATC